GAGGTTGTAAAAATAAACCAGGAAAATCAATTTATTGATTTTCGGCTGATAACACAAAGCAGGAAAAACCACGTTTTATCCTGCTTTGTCAGCAATCTCAAAGCCTCACCGAAGTGAGGCTTGCACTGTTGTTATATATACCTTTAATCCACATAAATACTATTAACAACAGCGCACTATATATATCGTATCAATATTGTCATTTTCAAGCCCTGCGGAACCCGCCGGTCTGACAGTTTCCACAGGGTAAACAGAATCAAAAATTAAGCCTTGGTATCTTTATTTTCAATAGCGATTAACTGTGGTTTTTCTTCTTCCGGAATTTCATACTCTATATCCAATGTCAATAATCCGCAGGATAACTCTGCATTTTGGATTTTAACATTCTTACCAAGGTTAAATTCTAATGAAAACTGGCTTTTTACTATCCCCTGATGTACCCATTTCTCTGATTCATTAACCACTTCAGCAGGCTGTTTGCCCTGAATACTGAGCTTGCCTCCTTTCAGTGATACCTCAAGCTCATCTTCCCTGTAGCCGGGAACACTAACCGTCAGCTGATATCGCGCATCATTTAATTGCTTCAGATTGTACGGATGTTCTGAGGTTATTGGTCTGTTGCCCGTAAGCTGGCTGAATAAACGATCCATCTGATCAAAACGCGTTGACAGCAAGCTGTCAGATAATGCCGGAAATAATGAAAAAGAACTAATGTTCTGCATAATTCCTCCTTCAGTATTTCAATTTACTATTGATTATATACCACTGCTTTTCTTATCCGGTAATTACTCTTATCCGGGTACGTTATCTATATAAGGATAGTGTCTGAATTTTCAATATATAGTTTACACTTCTTTACGGAATGAGATGTATAACAAAAAAATCCCGTAAATACGGGATGTTAGCTTATAAATAATGTGATACACATATAACGCTTATTGCGTCAGTCTGTAACTATCATCAATCAGTGATTTCAATTCCCCGCTGTTAAACTTGTCATCCAGTATTATTGTAACCCAATGTTCTTTGTTCATATGATACGCAGGATAGACGCCCTCCTTTAAGCGGAGAGAACCCACCAGTTCGGGCGCGACCTTAACATTAATAATATCCGCCATCGTCTTTGCGTCTCCGGCACCTATTTTATCAGCAGATACTGACATAATAAGAGCAAACCACCTGGAATTCCCCCGGTGCCTGAATACGGCATAATCCGGATATTTAATCCACGGATAATCAGGGGGTGTGCCGTAGTTATGCTGAATATAATCAATCAGATCATTCTTTTTCATACCGGTACCTTAAGCAAACCATCAATCGCTATAGTTAACGCCTGATATGACATCCGGGCAAGCAGGTAATACGGAAATTGATGAACATCACGTATAAAAACCCCGTGATTGCGGGTTTGAATGTCCGTTCGGTATTGATCGATCTATTCAAAGAATCACAACATGCCGGTGAAGTTCCGCCGGGATATAACCCTGCTCTAGCGACAAAGCAACCACGGCGAAAGGTAACCCGGCAACGACTTAGCCCGGAAGAATGGCAGCCTGTATCTCACGACCGTAATCTACCAGGCTGAATGTCCCGGTCATGCCGGTAAAATCGAGAAAGGCTTCATCGATAGAATAGATTTCTGTGGCGGGTGCGAAGGATGAGAGTAATGTCATCACACGGCTGCTCATATCGCCGTACAACGCATAATTTGAACTGAATACTGCCACATTATTTTTGTGACAAAAGGCGCGGCATTCATAATACAGCGCCCCCATTTTGATACCGAGGGCTTTTGCCTCTGCTGACCTGGCGATCACACAGCCATCATTATTGCTCAGGACGAGGACCGGCCGGCCTGTCAGGTCTGTCTGGCCGGAATACTCTTTCACAGCTGGCGTAAAAGCTGTTTACATCCACCAGCGCACGGTGAATGATGTAGGTGACCACACCGAAAATCTGTAAATCCTGCTCGCGGCTGATTGCAATAGGCTGATAATCGGGATTCATCGGGATCAGCATGGGCGCCGGAGACAGCTGCAGTTTTTTGACAGTAAACTCACCGTCAAAACTGGCAATCACAATATCCCCTTCCGCCGCAGTTACCGCGCTGTCAACGATAACCACATCACCATCAAAGATATTTGCATCTATCATCGAACTACCTTCAACCCTGAGCAGGTAGGTGCTTTCAGGATGCCGGATCAGTTCGCTGTTCAGGTTTATGCGGTCCTCGATATAGTCCGCCGCTGGTGACGGAAACCCAGCGGGGACATGCTCCAGGAACAGAGGCAATGTCAGAATTGCATCATCGTTGATCTTGACAAGTTTCATACTCAAAACCGATTAACTGTACGTATATACAGTTAGTGATGGAGGAATTTTACTGTCTCATCAATCTGAATTTTACTAATCTCAGGCGTCACATGTATTAACCTTTAATTCCAGCCGGAAAATATCGGTAAATCGTCGATATTGCTATAATATTGGTTGGTACAGATATTCCTACGCAGGTTAATACCTTTATACCGTGATAATTTTCAATCTTAATACATTGAAATAAAAGTAAATAATCAGGAGGCCGTATGCTTAATCTTGCGCATGTCAAAGGTAACAACACGACTGGTGTGCATATGCTCCAGAGAGACAATAAAGACGGTGGTTTTCGTATACGAACCAGCCCAGGGACTTTAAAGAGATTCACCTCCGTTGAAGTAAATCCGATACATCGTGATCTTTTTAAAGGTAAAAATGAAATCTATTGGTCCGAGCCATATAACTCGATTGAAGAAGGTGCTAAGGCGTTGTGTCTGTTTATCGAACGTGTCTGCGGCGTTCAGTGTGTCTGGGAGACTCAGAAAAAATAGCAAAAACTTACCCTATAAAAGTTGCCGCGCCGGCATCTATCAGCGCGGATTTTTTATTCCTTTGAGTCTCCGGCCTGCTCTGCTGCTTCCTTCGAGCCTGACCGCATTCCATTTATTCAGTCAGTTGTAACAGGCTACACTAAGTTTTATCTGCAATCACTGCATGAGAAATTTGATAAACCAAAGAATAACGAATGATACATATTAAATTTTCTTATGATTATCTACATTGATCACAGTTAATTTAATGTCCACAGCTTAGAATTCCATAACCTAAATTACAACGCGTAGAGGTAAGAATGCCAAACGGACATGCATATATCGTAAAAAGAAAACAGCCAAATAATTCATCCGGACTTGAATATCATGTGTTGGTTGATGGTAAAGTGATTGGTAAGCATCAAACACAAAAAGAAGCTGCCGAATGGGCTAAAAATACAAAAAAACTGACTACTCACGTCTCAAGGGTGCGGGATACCGGCTTGGAAGATCCTAATGACCCAGCTCACTGGAGAGAGTACCCGTAGTACTGTTAACAGCCGCGCCGGACATCCACCAGCGCGGCTTTGTTTTATTCCTCAGAGTCTCCGGCCTGCTCAGCTGCTTCCTGCGCTTCACGCTCAGCCTGCTCACGTTCCATCTGTTCAGCCAGTTCACGCTGTTTCACATTCCATACAGAACCCTGCGGTATTTCGACACGAACATCGAGACGGGTTGATTCCGGCAGGTCACACGGTTCGCCGTCCTGGTAGAAAATACGCTCACCTTCCGGGGTGACTTCTTTCAGCCGCCAGTTCTGGAAACGGTCCGGTAAATGTGCATGCTGCCGGTGACAGGTTTCAATAATCAGACTACCGTCTTCCTGTACGCGGTCATCGACATAAACCAGCTCAAGGCCGTTATTATCTTTCGGTACCGAAATACCACCGTTTACACCCCATGCACCGTCTGAGTTATAGCCGAGGATGCCGGTAATGTGATACTGGCCGGTGCCGGTGCGGCGGACTTCAGCCCCTGCGGATTCGTCGTTGGCATCAAAGGTACCGTCCGGGTGGATTTGGATCATTGGGGATGATACTTTCAGGAAGCCACCACCATCAACGATCGTATTTTTAGATGTTCTGTGCCAGATTGGCCCTGAATAAAAATAACCTTTACTGGTTGCGTCATATACCGGAACCCTGGTTGCAAATCCCCCATCAGGATAACTCAGGATTTGAAAGCAACTACCAACACCAGATGAATCTGGCCATGAGCGAAAATTAACTAATGCACCGTACCCGCCGCCACTAAACCTCGACATATCATTTAGTCCGAACGCAAATCCCATCGGGTATTCATTCCACACATCGTAAGGGAGCAGTTTGCGAAAATCATAAGTAGCTTCCTGAGCAGAAAGGCTCATTACCTTGAAATCTGCTTCTCTCATATATGGGTTCACATAAACATCCCTTCCAGCTGCCGCCCCTAATTTATTTGCATCCACCTTTTTACCCAGCGCATCACTAACTGCTTTCTCATGCGGCACTGTTGTTGTTGATGCTCCTACTGATGCTGAGAGCTGCACAATCCCTTTTTGCGTGACACTGGCATCGCCGGGCTTTGCTGCGTTGATTGCTTTTACTGTTCCGGCCTGGCTCATAACATCAGTTTTCGATTCACCTGTCTCCTGTACCACTTTCGGTATTTTGCTGATGGCTTCATTAATTGCCTTGATGCTATCCAGCGTAACCTTCTGTCCGTTCGGCAGCTCAATTTCCACCTGACCGGTATCAGTCATCCACTGCTGCATTGCCTGGAGAAAGTAAACGATATAGCCCTGATTGGCTGACATGGTACGGGCCGCATCTGAAATGGTATCCGGTACCGTGGTGGCGATAGAGTATTTCGCGCCGCTGAGCGTTACCGGGGCATTGAATGACAACACCAGCTCGGTATCACTGTTTACCGCGCGGATCATCATGCTGACCGGTGCTGTGCCGTTCTCAATACTGATAAGCTGGCCCGGGGCCACACCGTGAATGTTTTTTTTCCACTGAGTGCCAGTGCCGATCACAATCGGTGAACCGGCTTTAATGGCTATAGTGCCGTCTGTGTAAATCATGGGGTTTCCTTGGTTAGTCACTCATTTTTATTCAAACAGATTATTTTGCTAAATAAGTGAGTTAAATGAGATCCAGGGATACAGGCAATGCTATAACCCAAGCCATAAAAACGGGCTGTTCAGAATTAAATCTCATCTGTGGAATTAATTTTTTTGACGATGGGATGAACGTTGATATAACCCCGGCATTAACCGGCTTAATATTTTTGTTCTTTGTAGCAATAACCACCCAGTCTGACTAACAATAAAATTACAAAAGATAACTAATAACACCTAATGCCCAGTCACATCGATAACGATTACTGATAAATCAATATTCTGAGCAACAAAAGAAAATTCGTCATCATCCCTGAACCACCACATTGCGTTCTCGTTATACCTGATTTCTATTGTATCTCCGTTCCGCCTGTATTCATGCCACATTCCCACGGCATCGTAAGAGGACATGTTATATTCCACCCGCCCGCCATTAACGACAACTGCATACCGCTTACCATGCGGTATTTTGAAGCTCCAGTATTTAACAAACCCGAGATTGAAGAACCCGATAACTTTCATCACTGCCCAGTTCGAATTATAAACTTCCAGACCGGTTTCATTACATACACTCAAGCCATACCCGGAACCAAACCAATTCAGTTTGTTTGTGCCAAAGCCAAAGAAAGTCACATTTGCTTTACCTGCTCCTGCAGCCTGATAAACACTGCGACCTTCCGCTCTGACCCAATTATCGGAGTCAAGAGCAACAATAGTGGTTGTCGGCGGAAATGGCTGTTTGATTGAGGTAATCGCTCCTTTTTGCATATAAGAATTGTTTTCTGAATATCCGCCCGGGCACACAAGATTTTCTTTTATCGTGATATTCATGTTTTGGTACCGGCCATCTATCTGTAAATTTCCGTGACTTCCCCGTAGCTGAAATCCATACCTTGCCATTATCTGACCCCGTAATGTACTTTTGTTTGGGGTGTCACCGGCTCTGCCGAGCCGCCGCTACTTGTTTTCAGTTCAACTATAATGGTGTAACCACTGACAACAACCCTTCCCTCTGCTGATATATTCCAGAACCCTGCTGCATCAAACCATGCAAAAAGCTCCCCTTGCCCCTCCAGTTCAGGATGGTGATATTCTTTTCTGTAATATCCGTTCCGTTCTATCGGCGGCAATGTGTGCGAACCAACCACACGGGCAACACGATCTGTCTCGCTGATTATTTCAATGCCATCAGGGGCGCGTATTGATAGTCCGTTCCGTGCCATCTTAATCTCCCCAAATTCACATAAAACCCATACGACATTACAACCGGCCTAACTTCACACGTAATACGTTGTTATCATCATAAACAGAGATTGCCTCATTATTAATTTCCATCCGGCCGCCTGATGCCGCGCTGCGGACATCAAGAGTTCCGCGAAATGTCGCACTGTTAAATTCAGCATTCCCGCCTTTGGCATCGATCCGGAAGCCTGTTTTACCCGGCACATAGTTCTCCGACTGCATTTTGTCAGTAACGACAACTTCATTAAGCCAGGCCTGGTTGATAAATGCCTCGCGCATGAAGATCTGCCCGCCCTCCATGTACATAAACAGATCCATCGACTTACTGGATGGGTTATAAAATGCAAACTTCTGAGCATTAAACCCGATAAGCGTGCTCACCTCCCCGCCTTTCAACTCGGCCCCGATAACCATACCGGCGGAATAGTCCTCACCGTTGTAATGGATCCGGACTTTCATATCGTGAACCACTGATGCTTCGCCGGCGGCCATGTCCCACTGCGCGCGGATGGAGTTCTGCGCCATGGCGAAACTGTCGTCTGCAGTCACCTTAACCGCGTCCAGTTTCTCCGCCAGCGCCGTGGTTTCCGTGACTGTGTAATTGCGGACTTCGATAATTTCTGCTTTCATCGCGCCGTTTTCGCGCTGCCAGTAACCCCACTGGCCGTATGCGTTGTTGGCGTTGTTGATAATTGCCTCAAAATTATCATCCGCCTGCGACTGCAGATCTTTGATGATTTGGGAATCACCCAGCCCGGCGGCCACTTCATCAATAATGGCCGAGGCATCGAACTCGGCCACACCGCGCACAAACTCAGTCCAGGGGGACTGGTTACCGGTTTTATCCACCAGCCGGGCGCGGAAATAAAACGCGGTACCGGCGGCCAGACCGGCAAGCTCATGAGAGCGGGACGGGTACGGCACATCGGCCAGCAGCAACAGATTCTGGCCATTGTTGGTTTTGCTGTACTGAATTTCGGTTTTCAGGGTGTCTTCCGTAAATTTCCCGAACTCCCAGTTCAGTTTGATCCCGAATACCAGCGTGGAAGCACGGAAGTTCAGTGGTACCGGCGGATCTCCCGCCTTACCGGTCAGCCGGGTTTCCTCTGAATACCCCCAGCCGCTGGAGATTTCCGCTGCATTTATCGCCCTGACCCGCACCAGATAGCGACCTGAATAGACCCCGGGCACGTCAAATGAAGTGGTGGCATTACGCGGCACATTGATCCAGTTTCCGTCATCACGCCGCCACTGCGCCTCATAAGCAATCGCGTTCTCTGCCGGTGACCAGGTGACCTGCATGGTTTCAACGCTGATCCCCTGATTCACCACAGAGTAAGAGCTGATGGTGATATCTTTCGGCGGGAACTGGTTGCCGGGCGGAATAACACTGATCGGACGTTCATCGAGTACCGCGCCGGTATCTATCCGGTCGTATTTGTCCGGATCATGCATCGCTGCAGATATCGTGAATGTGCCATCGTCATTTTCGGTCACACTCACCACCCGGTACTGCTGGGCGTACAGCTCATCTGATTCTGTCACCCAGACACATTCCGGATCCGGCGTTTCGCTGTATTCCGTGGTAACGGTTATAACGTTATCCGTGACCATCTGGATGGTGCGGGCCTGTGATTTGCCGGAAGGCAGATTCAGCATCAGCCTGTCACCCGGCGCGGCATCCGGTTTGCGGTCGAGTGTGATACTCCGGCCATTCACCGCACTGACGCGGCCGCCGGTGACTTTCCCGGACAGATTTTCATCCGCCACCGCAATGATGTAGCCCGGCTGCGGGATATTACCGTCCAGCCCCACACCGAATGTCACTACCCGGTCTTTGTTATTAGTGAGGATGCCCCAGCGGCCTTTGCGGTTGGCCTCTGACTGGCGGGTGCAGCCAATCGCCGTCATTTCCAGCTGGTTGAAGCCGAACCGGTAAACCAGCTCATTTTCAAACACCGGCTCCATCGCATCGGCATAGCCGTTCAGCGGATCTGAGTACGACACCAGCGCGGAGGAATAACGGGCCTTACTGCTGCTGCCGGAATAGGTGAAACGACCGTCGAGCACGTTGGCTTTGGTGTAGCTGTAATCAATGTCACGCGGCATATCCGCCAGGGTGATAATCTGGTTGCCGCCCCAGTAGGTCATTCCCCTGAAGATGGCTGCAAAGTCACGCAGCACGGTATAGGCTTCATTACGATCCTGCACATACACATCACAGATATAGCGCGGCTCAGTGCCGCTGCCGCCCTTGCCGTCCGGTACCGGCTGGTCACAATACTGCGCAACACGGTACAGTTCCCATTTATCGATATTCTGAATTTTGATGCGGTCGCCGAGGCCGAAGCGGTCGGAAACCACAATATCGTAAAATATCCAGGCGGGGTTATTGGTCCACGCCCACTTAAACGAGCCGTCCCAGGTACCGGAATACGTCCGGCGTTCCGGGTCATAGTTTGACGGTACACGGATAATACGCATCTTCGGCTCACAGGTGACCTGCGGGATAGAGCCGTTAAACTGCTTTGAATCAAATTCGATATACAGCAGCGCGGTATGCGGATAAGTCAGTTTGGCATCAATCACCTCGGTGTAACTCTGCAGCACCATGGTGTCGCCTATTTTTGCGCTGTTGGAATCTTCAGTGACTTTCAGCACACGCAGTGTCCAGGATGTGGCGGACTGCGGCAGATCAATGCGGTGGGTACGCTCATAACCTGAGGTGGTTTTACCCTTAACCCGGCCGTCTACAACAGTTTCCCAACTGCCGCCGTCAGTCTGCAGATCAATGGCGTATTTCACCTCGTTGCCGACCATATCCCCGTTATCCTCCTGGCGGAACAGGGACGGCCATTTCAGGCGGACGCGGACAGCGGATAATTGCGGATTGGTGAATGCGTGCGCCCACGGCGTGCTGCTCTGCACGGTGGTACCAACGGTGATTTCATTCTCCGCCGCCGGCATCCCCTGAATATAGGTTTGTGCCTGGGTACCGGGGCGGTATTCCCACACTACGCCGGGAAAGTTTTCCGACCCGTCAGCATTCAGCAGCGGCGTACCGTCCAGAAAAATAGTCTTCCCGGTCAGTTCACCGGCAAATTCACCTTCCCCGAGAGCGATCAGCAATTTAGCTTTGGCAACGGACTGTAAATCATCCGGTTGTTCGACGGGCGTGCGCGGGCTGCCACCGCCGCCTTTGCGGCCTGTGATTTGTGTCATTGTGGATTTCCTGCTAAATAACTGAAGGGAAAGTTACTGCTGATCTTCGACGTAAATTCCGGCTGAGATAACCGCGCCGCCGATGCGGCGCTTACCATAACCGATCGGTACCGGATAGCCCTGAGAAACGGTGTTCACCGGCGCACCGAATGCATATGATGGCTTATTTTCGCCCTGGTCTTTCATGGCAAGCCCGCCCGGCTGCGGGGACAACATCTGGATTATACCGCCCAGCATCATGGATACGCCGGTCATGGCCAGCCCGGTATGCATCGCTCCCCATGCCGCCACTGACGCACCGCCTGTCCAGAACGCAGCAGCCACCATCACCGCGCCGAAAATAACCTGCAGCAATCCCCCGCGTTTGCTGCCGATCACAACAGGCACAATCCGGATAACATCATCCGTCACCGGAAAAACGAGGTCATCCACCCCGATATTTTTTTTACCGCGAAATACCGCATACGTTAAGCCGCGGGATTTACTGGTATTCAGATAGCGTTCAAACCCGGGAATTGTGCAACATAAAGCACGGACCGCTTCGGAGGTTGTGCTGACCAGGCGCTGATGTGTTTTGCCGAAGGTTTTACCCAGCACACCACCGAGTATAATTTTCACCATAATTTCCTGTGACATATTTGCCCCGTAAAAAAACCCGCCGGAGCGGGTCATATCAGTTGCTCATGATGCAGTACCATCACTGTACGATCACGCCAGTAACCGCCATACGGTACCCGCTGACTCAGGTGACCGTATAAGTGATGCAGGAGCATGTTATCAGGCAGCAGAATACCGGCATGATTGGCGACCGGTGCCTGCACCTGCATCACGATGACATCACCGGGCTGCGGATCGTCAACCTGAATAAACCCCGTTTCCCGCCAGTTATCGGCGTAACGGTTCTCACCCTGCTCCCACCAGGGATAATCCACCCGGTAATCCGGCAGTTCAATGCCGTGTTCCTGCCGGAACCAGCTCATGACCAGCCCCCAGCAGTCCGTAAACCCGAGCACAAACGGCCGACCAAGTAATGGCAGTTCGCCGCGCGGCTGAACAGTCCGCAGATCGCCCTCCGGCCAGCTGACGATGTACCACGGTACGCCAAGGGCATCACACTGTGCTTTATCCAGTTCTGACGGCTGAGTGGTGGCGTCCGGGTGACTGTGAACAATACCGATCACCGTTCCCCAATCATCCGCAGCGGCGTAATCCTCCGGCGATAATACAAAATGTTCCTTCGGAGAAACCGCGATATTGCGACAGGGGAAATATTTCACCATACGGGATTTTTGCGCAATCACCCCGCAGCACTCACGAGGATATTCACGTTCTGCATGTGAAAAAATGGCCGCCTGAATGTTTTTACGCATCCCTATTTCCTCAGTAATGATGTTCCCGGAAAGCCGCCAAACGGGATCGGATTGTTTTTTCCGAAGCGGGGGAAGCAGCCTGTGTTCAGCATGCCGCTGCACTGATCCTGTGCCGGGTCATCCACGCGGTTGCCGTGTTTGTCAAAATACCCGTTCTGCCCGGCATAATCACAACCGTCACCGGATTTGTATTTGCCGCGTATGCACCAGGTACACATTGCATGCAGTTGCCGCGTCGGGATCAGCACCCCCTGCAAATCCATCGGGCTGGCTAATTCAAACCCGATAACTTCGTTGGTTTCCGAGGATTTGCTGTCGATATAAAAGACCGAGACTTTTTCCTGGGTAGGATCTGCCGCCGGGTTGCCATCCGGAAAATTCGCCGCATCCAGATAGTGTGCCAGGGTGTCGTGTATCGTGACTTTCGCTTTCAGCATGTCATCGTATGCCAGACACAGCGCGGTGATTGAACCGTCGAGGTTTGCCACCGATAACTTCGGCTGTGCACCGGATCCGGTGGTGGATGCCTCTATCCCTTCAATCTGCGCAGGCCAGGCCCGATACTCCTCTCCCTGCCACCAGATGGATTTCGCCGGTAATTTTTCCGGATCACCACCGGCGGCAGTAATTTCTGCCTCTGTATGTGGGATGTTGTATGCATGGAACCGCAAAATATCCGGCGCACCGAATGCGGTACCGTCAACCTCAAAAAGCCGGACGGCATTACCCGGTTCCAGCTTCTGGTAGTCATTTGTGATCATGGTTTAAATGCCTGGGTAAAAGTGAGAGAAAGTGAATAGTTATCACCGCCGAGCGGGGTGAGCTTATGCTCGTCGCACCGGTACAGACCGACCGGCTCAAGCGGGGGTTTCCACTGAAAAGCCTTTATGCCGCCGTGACGGTCGATAAACTGACGGATAGCCGCGATATACTCCCCGCGACCGGTAAATTCCAGTGACCACTTCTGGCTGCGGGTGTTAATGCCGTCACCGGACACCTGCTCATAACCATCACCGAACTTCGCCCTGCGGGTTTTATAGATGATGTCCTCCGTGGGATTAACACGGGGACACCAGGTGAAAATTTCAATCATTGACGGCCCCCTTTCGCAACCGACCAGATGGCACCGCCGGGCCGCAGGTCTGTATTAATCAGCGCCCGGTAACGCTGGTCTACATACTGCCCAATCTCCCGGCCAAACTGTTCATAACCAGCTGACGACTGCGTCTGGCTGCTGCCGTTACTGTCAATGGTAATAAACACCTGTGGTGCTGCAGAACCGGTATTCTGATTTCTGCCGATCGCCCGGACACCGAGAGAGCCATCCGCCGCCCGTGTTAACGGCATAATCGCTTCCGGTCCGGCCTCACCCATCAGCCCGGCACCTTTGGCAAACGCAAAATAAGTCGGTGTGCTGACTATCTGATTACTGTACGCACTCAGGCCCGGGGAGTTATAAACTCCGCCTTTGGCATTTGCCGCGGCACCTCCCAGGAAGTTACCGACAGCACCAATCCAGCCACCGGCATCTGACATGGATTTCAGGCTGTTCACGATGGCAGCGTTGACCAGTATTTTCTGGATGGATTTAAGGACATCTATTGACCAGTCGCGCCAGCTGGCTTTATTTCCGTTCAGCATGTCAGTGATGTTATTCACCATACCGCCCATGGCGCTCTGCACTGCTGATGCGGTTTGCTCCGCATAATCTCCGGCCTCAGCAACCCAGTCTTCCATCCCCCGGGTAACCCCGCTGGTCCAGTCAGACTGAACCTCCTTTATTTTCTGATATTTCAGGTTGAGCGCATCAATCTCCCGGTTATAAGCTTCGGTCGCACTTTTTCCCTGATCAGATTTGGCATAAACACGATCAATCTGCTGACGCTCATCGTAAAGACTGCGCCGGTTTCCGCCCATTCCCCGGGTTTTATCAATTTGCTCCGCTTCGTCACTGAATTTCCGGGCTCCGTCACGCATCGCTTTCAGCGCATCATCCATTTCACGCTGCTTTCTGACCGCCTCATCGGCCTTTTGTGTCCACTCCGCCAGGGCAACAGAGGATGCGCGGATCGCTTTTCGCTGCTCATCCGTCCATTTGGTACCGGCCTCATGCGCAGCCGCATACAGCTCCGCGGCCTTCTCTCCCTGCGAGGCTCTGACTTTCTGAACCTCCGTGGCCACACTCAGATCCGCCATTTTACGGGCATACTGCTCCGCCTGACGTTCCGCTTCTTTCTGCTCTTTATTGAAAGCACTCTGAGCACTTTTACCCGCTTTCAGTTCCTTACTCAGCTTTTCCTGATTCCGGTAGGCTGCCACCTGATTATCAATATACTTCTGCCGGTTATCGGCAAATTCAGGTTTATTCAGCAGACCGATATCATCTGCGGCAAACTCAGCCTGCCGGATAACACGGGCTTCCCCGGTCAGTGCGGACAGTTCTTTGTCCCGCTCTGATTTTTGAATGAAATCCTGCTGTTTTTCGCTGAGAGGCGCTGCCGGGATACGCATCGGGCTGTTAACCAGAGCCAGGCGGTTAGTCAGGATCTGATTTCCGGCAGACATTATCCGGTTAAATTCGCTATGCTCCGCATTCACCATCAGTAATGAATGACGCATATTATTCTGGGCAGCAGACTGCTGACGAATAAGAAAATCACGCTGACTTTCGACCGCCTTCAGTGCTGACTGAATCTCTTCCGATTTTTTGCTCAGCTCATTGAGCCTGCTCTGTTCAACAGAAAGTTCACCCTGCGCAGCCGCCAGGGATTTAACCGCATCCTCCTGACTGATCAGATGATTAATCAGATAGCCGTTGATGCTGGGGCCGGGTGAGGCCAGCATCTGCTGATATCCTGCTATCGCTGATTTTAATCTCTCGACTTTCTGACGCTGCTCATCAACCAGTTTATTTTGCACCGCCAGCGATTCTTTGGTTTTACCAGAGTTATCAGCGGTTTCCGGCAGCGTCATTTTATTAAGATTGGCACGAACCTGGTCAATGGTGGCGGCGTATTCAAGTGCGGACTGTCTTGCCTGTTCCTGCTTCTGGTACATGGTGTACCAGGCACCGGCACCCAGCATCACCAGCCCCGGAATACCACCGACCAGCCCCAGCGCACCACCAAGAAGACGTGAACCGACAGATGTGACGTTATTCAGGTTGTTTTGTGCGATATTGCGGGCGTTAATATTGCGTGTAACGGATGCCTGTACAGCGGCAAGCCGCTTTTCTGCGCCTGCCTGCGCATCGGTTCCGCGTGCAGCTGCCAGTGATTTTTGTGCCCGGTACTCTGCCGCACGCGCTCTGGCAACCGCAATTTGTGTCCCGCGCAGCTGGGCCTGCGCAAGAGCGACCTCGCCTTTTGCGGCACTGACCACCCCGGAGGATGCTTTAACCACGCTGGCGGTCAGTCCACCGAAATACCGTGCCAGGCCAACCCCGACCAGTGCCCCTGCAACAGTGGCGATGGTATCTATATTTCCTGCAATACCATTCAGTGCCCCGGTCAGTGTGCTGGTTGCACCAGATGCCTCATTAGCCCCGCCCACCCACGCCATAAAGGCGTTTTCCACCTTTTGCGAAGCCATACTGACGGTCTGCGGTAACTGCTCAAATTCTTTTCTGAGTTGCTCCGTATTTGTCAGGATCGGGACGATTTTATCCGTGGTCAGCTGCCCGCTCTGCGCCATATCGCGCAGCCCGCCGATGGTGGTCCCCATCCCGTCAGCCAGCAGTTTTGCCAGCCGTCCGCCGTTCTCCATCACCGCGTTAAATTCTTCACCGCGCAGAACACCGGAAGCCAGTGCCTGACTGAGTTGAGTAATAACAGAGCTGGCTTCTTCGGTGCTTGCACCGGACAGCTTCAGTGAAGTTGCGATGGTTTCAGTGACTTTTGCCACATCCCCCGAGGCATAACCCGCATCACGCATCGACTGTGCAATACGGGCATACAGGTTGGTATTTGCCGCCAGTGACGTGCCGGTACGCTGGCTCAGTGACATCAGTTCCTGCTGAGCACGGCTGAAATCCTCCGCAGACACAGAGGCCAGTTTCAGACGGCCGCTTAACTGACTCCAGGTATCGGCATAACTGATAAGCTGCTGCGTGGCAAAAGCACCGGCCATGCCCCCCATTACACCGGTTACCGTGGATTTTATTGATGACAGTTCATTATTCAGTTCACTGATTGCCCGTTTCGTTTCGCGTGATGCCGATGCTGCTTTGCGTCCGCCCTGCTCCAGCGTCCGGTAATAGTTCTCCCCCATCCGTGAAGCGCGCGCTATTTCAGACTGAAACGAGGAGGAGTTTGCCGATATTTTAATAATAAGCTCACGAAGCTTTGCCATTACGTCCTCTGCTATGTCAGTACAATCAGGTTTCAGATACCGATTTCAGAAAACCCTCCAGCCCGTCATCTGCCTCACCGTTACCCGTTTTTCCCCATTGCAGCATCGCATCATTCAGGCTGAGTTTGCCGCCCTGTGCGCCGTACAGCGATGAGACAATATGGGCCGTCTGTATGTCACTGCGGATGTCCCCGATCGGACTGAGGCGGTCAAAAGCCATCCACATGGTCAGCTCACCGGCGCTCATCGTTCTGGTCAGTTCATCCACTGTACGCCCCATCCGGAGCGCCAGTGTCATCAGAAAAAACATCCCGGGCTGTGCTACTTTTTTTCCGCTTCATCCGGCGTGGTCATCAGGTCAAGCGCCTGTTTCAGTAAACGGGCATGAACCGGCCCGTAAACAGCCATCACTTCTTCAGTGTCGTCATCACTGAACACCCGCTCTTTATCTTCATCCAGCAGCACATCAGAAAACATCACCACATCTGCACGCAGATTGCGCTGCGCCTGTTCTGCCTCTGACAATTTTTCATCACCGTCTGCGCCGGTATTCATCAGCTCACGCCATCTGAGCCAGGCTGCCGAAGACGGTTCCCGCAGAATAACGGTGACTCCGCTCCATTCAGGTACCTTCACCATCTTTGAACGGAAGGCGTTTTTTGGACTGAGTGCCAGTTCTTTTAATGACAGTTTCGGATTCGCCACGGCTTATTCCCTCTTTCCCGGCTCAGTTACCGCCCCATTTTTCAGCGGAACAGGCTTACCTTTCATGCGCAGCGTGAAAGACGCGGTGACCAGCCCGCTGGTTGCCGCACTCCAGCTGTTCTGACGGACTTCTGCCAGGAAGGCATAACCATTACCTGACGGAAATTCCACTTTGAACGCATGAATAGTATCTTTGTCATAGGCAGTACGCAGAACTTCCTGGCCTTCATCCGGTGACCAGTTACCGGAGATCGTGATTTCCCCCGGAGAGGCCAGCCCGTTGGTCATTTCCTGCTCCGTTGAGCACAGGGTTGTGACATCAATATCCGACTTCTGACCACCGGTATAACTGATCTCTTTGGCCGCACAGGCCAGCGGCAGAAATTCTGCGGATGCGGGGTTCACTTCTGTTGCAGGCAGCTTTGAAATACTGATTTTCGTGCCCTGCGTTTTTTCATATTTGCTCGGCATGATTATTTTCCTGTAAGCATAAAAAAAGCTGCCGCAGCAGCTTGTTATTCAAGATTACGTTATTGCCAGACCTGACACTCCAGCGTGGCCCGGTAAAGCGAGGTATCCGCTTCATAGCCCTGCTTTTCTGTAAACTCTGCCGGTGAAAGCGGAGAAACAGCAGCAACAGACAGTTCACGGATCCGGCGGGCTTCATCGATGGTTTTTGCATACACATCAATCTGGATATTGGTCATTGTCTCAGCACGACCGCACAACACATCGCCGCCGGTATCATAAAGTGAAAAAACACACCACGGCGGCTGAATTTTGGGTTCATCCTGCGGAGCCACATACGGAAAAACCCTGCCCGGCAGCACCGGGTCAAGCAAAGAAAACAAATCAGATTCTTTCATCCGCTCAGCACCTTATCGATAGCCTGACTGAGTTTGCTCAGCGCCAGATCCGCAGCCTCATCCGCTTTACCGTCAAATGCCGGGCGTATAAAGGGTTGTGGTGCCATTTTTGATGTACCGTTTTCCAGAAAGCGCCAGTAAAACGCATTACGCGGATCGTCCGTTTTCAGTGTGTTATCACTGTTGGTTCCTGCGGCGTTGGTTCCCCGGATGTACACCCCCGAGACAACCTCACCTTTATAACGGCTCCGCTGACCGCCGGTAACGATATTACGCACTAACCTGCCGGTTCTGCGGGGTGCACTCTGCCGGACCTCATCCCGCAGCATATCCGCTGCGGCTTTCGCAGCCTCCCGCAGCACACGGGTATTTTCAGCCCGGCTGAGTGATTCCAGATCACGGGATAGTTCAGCAAAACCGGACAAATCCAGCCCCATATCAGCCATCTTTCACCCCCTGTTTACACAGCAGTTCCAGCCGGGTAAATTTCACATCCGGGATCACAGCCTGAATATCGTAGACCTGACCGCGATATACCATCCGGCATGCAGGATGAATATCCGGCCGGTACCGCATCCATACGCGGACCGTTATTTCTGACATTTCCGCTCCGGCGGTCAGCAGTTCCCGGCCATTGACGGGTCTGACTTCCGCCCAGGTTACGGCAACGGGCAGCCATTGGTTTTCACGCTGGCCGGACGGTAAGATAACCCGTTCAGCACGCTGAAATGTGACGCGATGCCTTAATCTTCCGGCCTGCACAGTGCGCTCCCTATAAATTGATGAACCTGTACGGTTCAAGCAGCAGAAAGAAGCCCGCCGGTATTGCCGCATTTTCCCGTGATTCATACAGGTAACCAACGCAGACCAGCAGGGCCAGTTCTATATCATCCGTAACCGGTAATCCGTCCGGGTCTGATGCCGGAACCTCTGTGTCATACAGATGACGGTTAATATAATTTTCAGCCCGCTTCACGGCCGCCCCCAGGTAAGTCAGAAGCAACTCATCCTCAAGGTCATTATCCTCATCAATACGGCACTGCATTCTCAGTTTTTCGAGTGTCGGTAACGGCATATTTCCCCCATGCCTGCGGCCGCTTCAGACCGCAGGCACAAAAAAACCGCAGTTAAGCGGCACACAGGATTGCAACGGTATGACTATCAGGCAGCTTTTGCCACCAGCGCCTTAATCGCTGAGGTATCTTCCAGACAACAGTCAAAGCGGTGAAACGCCAGAAACGCGGTCTGGTCAAATTCAGCATAACGCTCGACCAGACGTTTCAGCGTCATATAAGTGACACGGCGGACAATAAAACGGTCAAAATCACCACAGAAGATAAATTTTTTACCGGCTTCCATACTGTCAACCGCCTGATCAATCACATACGGCATACCCAGAATTGTCGCGGGAGCAACACCGGTGATTTCCGGCAGCCACAACGGACGCTTGTTACCATCCTCCATTTCCGTGAGCACTTTCAGGGTGCTGTCATTAAAGGCCAGCCTGAACTTAGGGCTGTTGCGGTACGCCGGATCAATGGCGTGTTTCAGCGCGTTGATGTCTTTCCAGCTGAATGCGGCTGTTTTCGCGTTTACCGTTCCTGTCACGGAAACATCCAGGCCTTTCGGCTGTACCGGCGTACCGGCACCGGTACCTTTCACCAGGTATTTAGCCTCACCACGGCCGATACGCTGCGCGATACGGGCGGCAAGGTAGGATTCAATATTGATCCCGCTGTCCTGCAGCAACTCATTTGATACACGGATAATTTTGGAAGACAATTTTTTGGCACCGAGAATGGCGGTGCCGAATTCCACATCCTGTTCACTGGCAGCGGTGTTTTCCCCCAGCAGTTCACCTTCCTCCGCTGTGCCGTCCGATGTTGACCAGGTAATATCCTGGCCGTCCGCCGTCGGCAGAACATGAGAAACCGAGACAATCCCGCCGTAGGCTTTCATCTGCTCAACAACTTTGTTCAGCATCTTAACCGGGACGGTATAGCCCCCTTTCTCATCCGGGGATGTTCCCTGAGCCCGTAATTCCCTCACGGCCTGACGTTCTTCTGCTGTCAGCTCACCGAAACCATGGCGGAGAAAGCGGTCAAATGCCGCTGCGCGGCGCTCTGCGGCTTCACTTTCCGGATTACCGTTCTGTTTTCCGCGCTGTTCCGGCTCCTGATCATCCACAAAAGCCTGATCTGCCGCACGCAGTTCCTCTTCACGGGCAATTTGTTCATTCAGACGATCAAACTCTGTTTTGGCCTTATTCCACTCCGCACGCTGTTCTTCGGTCATAACACCGTCACCGACCTTTTCATGGATTGCACGCATTTCGGTGGCGATGGTATTACGTTTCTGTTTTAATTCATGAAGTTTCATAGAATTGCCTTATACATTCATTAAAGTGAGAAGACGCTCACGCGCCAGTTTTTCATTGACAGCTTTGGCTATACCGCCGCTGTCGCGTGCTTCTTTCCACGCCTCCATTGACCGCACGGTTGAATTTGCGGCCAGATAGGCCGGATAAGTCACCGGACTGACATCATAGAGACGGGAGATCCGGTGAATTTCACGGACAACCATGCCGTCATCATCCTGATACCAGTCATCGCCGTTCACCGCCACGCTGAACGCGAACGAACTCTGACTGACATCCCCACGTAACATCGGAGCAACCACAAGGTCCCGGATAGTTTGTGTATCCGGCACCGTAATATCGTAGGCCAGTCCCTGTTCGCTGATACTCAGCGATAACGTTCCGGAAGCAGACCGGCCGAGGATATAATTGCGGTCATGATTGAACAGCGCCCGCACATCATCATTCAACACATCGTCAAATGCGCCGGGTTTAATAATTTCGCGGAATCCCCACATCGGCTCGGACAGGGAGTTAAACACCGAAGCCAGACCGATAATGTGGGCCGGTTTATCCTCTTCCCCCGGAGCGGCCCGGATCTCACCGCTGTAGCTGCGGGTTTCTCTTTCATTACTGCTCATCTTTTTCACCACCTTCTGATTTACTGCCGTCCGGTTGTGCGGCATTAACGCTGACCAGCATCTCATCCAGTCCGTCAACCGGGTTCATATCCTCAAATGCCCGTGCCTCATTCCGGCTCATCCAGCCGTCAGTAATGGCATAATGATAGAATTCAGCCCGCTCTCTCGGGGTTCCGCGCAGTAATCCGGCCAGATTAAACCGGACATAAAATCCGGCGCAGCGCTCCTGCCGGGTGAACAACCGCCTGTTAAGCTCCTGTTCCCAGTTCACCACCCACGGCATGATCGTATGCCGGACAAACTGAATGGATTGTTCAGAAATGTTGGAGAATGTCGCCTTTTCCAGATCATTGATCATGTGTGCCGGTACGTTAAAAATCCCGGCAATCATGGAGCGGTTCAGCTTCAGCATATCGATCAACTGAGCATCCACCGGGGAAACGGTCAGGGCTTTGTAATCCAGGTCAGCAGGCAACAGCATGGTTTTGTTTTCCTGACTGCGCAGCGCTGCAGACGCTTTCTGCCACATATCTTTCAGTCTGAGCCACCCGTCTTTCTGTAACTCCCCTTTCACTGAGACGATACCGGCCGGACGGGCATTACCGCCGAAGAAAGAACTGGTGTATTTCTGACCGGACATCCCCATGCCGATGGTTTCCGCATGCTGCACTATCGGACTGAGCCCCATCCGCTGGTTATTACCCAGCGCCCGGATGTGGATCATGTCATCCGGACTGACAGCAAAATTCCCCTGTTCGTTATAAACACCGTAGGTATACCGGCCACCTGTGTTAAGCAGTGCGGTTTCCCACGGCATACAGGCTTCCAGACTGGTCACCTCACCGCGACTGTTACGGATCACCTGCGTGTAGCCGTTTCCCCAGCCGAGAATATGGCGCTCTTTGGTTTCCCGCCATTTATAACTGGTCTGCCATTCGTTCGGCTCATCGTGAACAAGGTGAAACACAGGATGATCGCGGGCAGTCTCAACCTTATCGCCGGTTCTGCGCATCACATGCAGCGGCATCTGTGCTATTGAGGAAGAAAGAACATAAATACAAGCATATACAGCAGCCAGTTTCATCGAGGTTTCCGGGCTGACATACACATCTGCTTTGAACAGACCATCTGCATCAACAGAATCTGCACTGATGGGTACCGCCGGATTCTCAATACTGATCGGTGTATCGCGGAATAATGCATCAAGAAGCACGTTTCCCCCTCATGGCCACAGCCAGTGAATAGATAACCATTGCTGACCCGCCAATCACCAGAGAATCCGACAGACCGTATTTCAGGTAACAGCCTGCCAGCACCGCGCCGAAACCTGTCAGGGCGGTGAGATCAAGAAGTATGTTTTTCATAGGAATAGAATTTCTTCGTCAGGATCCAGAGAGGAAAGGAAGTCGCTGCTGTCCCCGCCGTTCACCATCTGGCGTGATTTGGCAGTAAACAGGGCAAACGGCCCGTCAATTTTGTTTTCCGGTGTCGATTTGTTCGGGAAAATGTTGTCATTTCTGTCCGGTTTTACCGTCACGTTAGACATCATCCAGGACATTACCGGGTTGTGGTCATGGTGAAATTTGCCGGAATATACATCGGCCTGAACGGTTTTCATCGATTCAGACAGGTTTTTCACCGTCTGCGCCACCTCCACCAGCGGAATACCTTCTTCCGCCAGGCGACGGGAGAACTGAATGGCACTCCACGGGTCAAAACCGAGTTCACGTAAATCCTCACCTTCGCACCATGCCAGAATGTCGGCTTTGATGATGTCGTGATCGACAACCTCACCGTCCGTCAGTTCAAGATAACCGGCAGCTCCCCATTTCCGGTACAGGTCAGCGATATGCTTCGGTGCAGTCACTACTCTATCCTCCGGCAGCCAGAATTTGCACTTCATATGCAGTTGTCCGCGCGGATCCTCATACACTTTAACGGCTGCGGTCACATCGATTTTGTTTGACAGATCCACACCAACCCAGACCGGGTAATTTTTCAGCTAATCATCCGGCGCATTTTCAGGGCAGCTGTCCCACTTACCGGTATCCATCCAGGCGGATTCGGCATTCACCCACATATTGAGGTGCTTGGTCAGGAAATTAGGCCGGGCCGCAATCTGCTCTTTTGCCTTTTTCGCCAGGCGGCGCATATCGTCAAAACGCTTACAGACACCCAGCCCCGGATTGGCTTTTATCCAGATGCTTTCATCGAACGGGTCATCATCCTCATCCGGTGTGTAAATTGCCGCGAAAAAGGTGTCATCCTCCACCACGCCCCGCAACACCTTGATGGCGTAATCCCGCAGTTCGTAGCAGATGCCCTCGCGGTTAAATCCCGCTGTGGTGATCGCAAACAGCAGGGATTGCAGGCGGGCACCGGTCGCGGTTTCCAGCACATCCCAGACATCACGGGTTTTGTGGGCGTGAAGTTCGTCCACAATGCCGCAGTGAATATTCAGGCCGTCGAGGTTGTTTGCGTCACTGGACAGCGGCTCAAACTTGGATGCGGATCGCTCCTGGTAAATCGCCAGCTTATTAAATTCAAACAGGCGGCCGAGTGAACTTTTGGCCTTTTTGACCATATTTTTTGCATCTTCAAACACAATACGGGCCTGGTCACGGGTGGTGGCAGCCGAGTAAACCTCGGCGCCACCCTCACCGTCAGCGCCGGTCATGTACAGGCCGATACCGGATGAGAGGGTGGATTTAGCGTTTTTACGCGCAACTTCGTTATAGGCCGTCCTGAACCGGCGAACCAGCACCGGCTCACCGTCATCATCGTACTGAACCACACCGCTGAGTTCATCAACCAGCGGGATCACAAAACCAAAAATATTAATCAGAATAAAGGTATGCCACGGCATCAGCTCAATCGGCTTACCTGCCAGCGCCCCTTTGACGTGCGGAACGAACCGGTAAAAATCCAGAATATGCCGGGCGCGTTCCTCCATGAAATAAATACCGCGCTCAGGGCCGTATTCCAGATCATCAAGAAACCGCTGACACGCCAGGCGTATCAGTTCGCCCGTAACTATTTCTCCGGCAACCACCTGCTCGGCGTACCGGATCCCGTCTGCTACGGTTGCCATTCATCATTTTCTTTGTTTCAGAAATGCCTCGAAAGGGTCTTCTTCGGCTGGTGTGTTACCGGATACCTTGGCCCGGGATGCCGGAGTGATACCAAACTCTGACATCATTTTGCAGATATTGTTAAATGCCCGGTCCCGCATAGCCACCTGCGGATGCGCCCGGATAATAATGTCACCCGTACTGGTCGTGGTCTGATAAGACTCCCCGACTTCAGCGATCACATCACGGTGATGGCGCCACTCGATGTATGCGCCGATCATTAATTCCAGGGCCATCCCGTCAAGCCTGGTAATTACGCCGATATCATTAAGTTCTTCGGCCATCCGTCTGAACCAGTATTTTTCCTGTTTAGAAAAATGCTTCGGAGTTGGGGGTACCCCTGACGGTGGTTTTGGTTCTTTTTTATTGATCGGGCGTTTTGATGGGTTACCCCTGACCAAACGCAGATGTGTCGGGGTTCTTGGTGGTCCTGACATAATAGATATCTCCTGTTAATACATGCTGGGGAAACCCCAAAAAAAGTTTTCTAACCTGCGGCGATGTGAAAAAAGGCAAGGCGGCGGTCCTCTGGCGGTGGAGCGGCAGAGATTTGACCTCCCCCTCCCCTGTGCATTGCAGCGGTTCAGCCGCGATTGCGTTCAGTTGCCGTCTTCCGGTAGTGACATGGCCAGCACAGGCTTTGCAGGTTGCTTTCCGCATCGGTACCCCCATGTGCTTTCGGAGTGATGTGGTCGACTGTCTTTGCTTCAGTTGCCCGGCCTTCACGCAGACATTGCTGGCACAGATGTTTATCCCTGTTCAGCACCCCAGTACGCAGACGGTCCCACTTTGTACCGTACCCGCGTTCGTGTCGGCTCCTGCCCTGCTGGTGGTTCTCCCACCCTGTATTGCGGTGTTCTTCGCAGTATCCGCTGCGGTCTGTGGTTGTCTTTGCGCAGCCTCGCTTGCGACAGGCGCGTGGTATACGTGGTGGCATAGATTTCCCCAATAAAAAACCCGCCGGAGCGGGTTATGTATTTGTTACGGTCTTTGCCAGGTAGCTCTGTGTTTTTTGCATTCCCGCATTACGGTGCTAATACTTCTCCCCGGCGGAGATTCCATTGCTACAGTCTGCTGGAATGATCCTCTCTTTGGCGGATCAAGGTACTCAAATGTTAGCTCTCCGACTTTAGCCCACAGATAACACTCTATTCCGCCAACTACTGACTTAATTTCTGCTGATACGATCGCTATTGTTACATCGCCACCGTGCTCCCCCATGATTTCATATTTCAAAAAATCATTGTCGCCATTGTCTATGTATATAGTTTTAAGCACATTATGCAGAATCATACAATTCCTCACCGTTGTGGCATGTACCCCGATACTACATGATGGCGGCAGACTTGCATAAACCTCTATCAACGCCACTCGTAAGCGACGTATGCGGAGTTTTATAAAATACAGGCAATAAATAGACCGCAGGGCGGTCTATTGAAGTGTTGCTGTATAATTATGTGGTTAGTCAGCAGGATAAATAATTTGCATATGCATCCCTGATTTGCCGAAAACCTTAATACAGCGAGCCTCGAAATCCTTATAATCAAGTGTTGTTGATTAGTACGCGAAGCAGCCTGTATATTGAACATCGTAGTTAGAGTAAATATTCTTCTTCAATTGCCTTACCGCCCTGTTTTACAGGGCTTTTTTTTGATTTTTTAATCGAATTGAAATTACGGAAGTTCTGAGGGTATACTCAGTACGAAAATAACAATAACTACTTCTCTAATATTCCATATGCGCCCCTTTATTCTGGGGCTTTTTTTTGCCTCTCCGCTTCAATCTCCCGTATTGCCCGTTTATCGTGATTGCAGTTGGCAATGTATTTCATAGCATCAGCCAGCAGCTCTACGGCACCACCGAACGTCAGATCATCCGGTATATCTACCTGCTCACAATCAGCGGTCAGTTGCGGCGGAAGCGGCACCACCGGCGCGGGTATTAATTCCGGTCGCGTATCTGCGCAACTCACTGACAGCATCAGCGGGAACAGGAGCAGCAGCGCATTCACTGTCTTTGAAAACAGTTTTGATAACAGTCTTAACTTTGACATGCTCTGTGTCCTCGGCCCGTTTGGCTTTGATGTTGTCGAGTGCTGCGCGGTGTCTGATGGCAACGGCTGAAAGCGTAATGGTGTTTATCGCCTGCTGTGCTGATAACTGGCCTGAGAGTACTGTGTTACTCACTTTCAGCTGTTGGTTATCTCGGTAGGTGTCATATACCCACCAGGCGGCAGCAATAAACAGCGCGGCAATTACCGCTTCTTTCCGGTTCATAACGCTTCACACTTATAATGGATCACACCGCCCAGCGGGTTACCCGGCAGAGGCTTACAGTGATTCGGGAGTGAATACAGATAACAAACCGACAGCAGAGCAGTAGTCAGCAGGATGATAGCAATGATGATCAACGTTAAGGGGTTCCGTGGCATACCGCGTTCTCCGTATCCCGCCGGTTAATCAGTCCGTGCCACTGCTTGCCACCGGCAAATGTCCAGCGTTTCATTTCGTCACACGCACCGGCGATATCACCGGCATTGAGTTTGCGCAGCATAGTGGAGCGCGAGAACGCGCCGGGGCCGACGTTGTAGACAAATGAATAGATGGCCGCCCGGGTATTGTCATCAATCGGCACTTTGATCATAGGAT